CACGGATGCGAGGAATTCCATCATTGCATTCGCGATGCGATCGACACACCACGCTCAGTACTGCTTGAAGCTGGTCCAGCAGATGAAGTTCAAGAACGACTCCGAGGACCCGGTGGCTCCTGTCGCTGACGGAGACATCTATTTCTTCGACATCGAGGTGTTCCCGAATCTCTTCGTGATCTGTTACAAGAAGCGTGGTGATAAGAACAAGATGCGTCTTATCAACCCGACCGCGGAACAGGTCAAGACTCTGCTGGGCGCCAAGTTGGTTGGCTTCAACAACCGTCGCTACGACAATCATATTGTCTATGCGGCAACGTTGGGGTACAACTACAAGGAACTGTACATGGCCTCGAAGAGGATCATCGACAAGAGTCCGAACTCATTCTTCGCTGAGGCGTACAATGTCTCATACGCGGATGTCTACGACTTCTCCTCGAAGAAGCAGAGTCTGAAGAAGTGGGAGATCGAACTTGGCTTGAAGCACCAGGAACTCGACCTTGACTGGGATCAGCCGGTCCCGGAAGAGTTGTGGGACACGGTGGCGGATTACTGCGACAACGACGTGGATGCCACGGAGGCAGTATTCGAGCACCTCCAGGATGACTGGACTGCTCGTCAGATGTTGGCCCGTATCTCCGGGCTCACAGAGAACCACTCCACGAACTCTCACACCTGTCGAATCATTTTCGGCACGGAGAAGAACCCTCAGAAGGATTTCGTATATACGGATCTTTCCAAGATGTTCCCGGGATACCACTTCGACGGTTTCAAGTCCACATATCGTGGAGAGGTGACTGGCGAAGGCGGCTACGTCTACGCAGAGCCTGGTATTCACCACAACGTGGCTCTACTGGATGTCGCGTCGATGCATCCGACCTCGCTTGAGCAGCTGAACCTGTTTGGGCCCTACACCCAGCGATTCAGTGACATCAAGAAGGCTCGAATCCTGGTAAAGCATAATGAGCTCGACAAGCTCGAAGGTCTCTTCGATGGAGCGCTCATGCCGCTTATTCAGGAAGGTGTCGACACGAATGCCTTGGCATTTGCTCTGAAGATCGTTATCAACTCTGTATACGGTCTGACGAGCGCCAAGTTCGACAACCCCTGCAAGGACCCGCGTAACGTCGACAACATTGTCGCGAAGCGTGGAGCCTTGTTCATGATTGACCTCAAGCATTACGTGCAGGAGGAACTTGGTTATACCGTCGCTCACATTAAGACGGACTCGATCAAGATTCCTAATGCCACGCCTGAGGTTATTCAGGCTGTCATCGACTTTGGTAAGAAGTACGGCTACGATTTCGAGCATGAGGCGACATACGATCGTATGGCCCTCGTGAACGATGCAGTCTATATTGCCAAGTACGATGAGGAGCACGGCGGTGGTTGGACAGCCACGGGTGCTCAGTTCGCCCATCCGGTGGTGTTCAAGTCCTTGTTCAGCAAGGAGGAGATCACGCCGAATGACTACGCTGAGACTCGAGCAGTTCAGACTGCTATCTACCTCGATTTCAACGAGGCGAACCCTGATGACCACTACCTGCATTTCGTGGGTAAGGTCGGACAGTTCGTCCCCGTCAAGCCCGGCTGTGGAGGTGGTATCGCTTTGCGCAAGAGCGCTAACGGCGATATCAAGGACGCAGTCAATGGTACGAAGGGATATCGTTGGAAGGAGGCGTCAGTCGTTCTGGGCCTCGACCATATCTCGGAGATCGACACTCGGTACTCCGAGGATCTCGTGGAGAAGGCTCGAGAACAGATCGAGCAGTTCGGTTCATATGAGGAGTTTGCGGCATGACCTCATTCATCATCATGGGAATCACAGCCGCCGTTACGTGGGCTTTGACGAACGCATATTGGGCCGATCGAAACCAAACGGAGATCACCGATCTCTGGACTGCATTTTACAAGGAGATGCAGCAAGTTCGCACGAAGGAGCGTACACGAATTGAATCACTACGAGCGTCAGAAGGAAGAGCTTCGGACTCTGCACGATCAGGCTCTCGATATGTTAGACGAATTCGCAAATGAGTACCATATCGCTGATGGTACCGTCTTTGCCCTGAAGGGTGATTTCGAACGCGCATTCCGAAAACTGTCCGAGATCCACCACAACAAGGGCGAAAACAATGGGGACTACGCACATCCAACAGTTGAGTGACGGATCTATGTGGCTAAACTCGGGTTGGCACATCTACCCGATCGACTTCGAATCTCTCGGAGTCAGGCGCCAGGTCATCGCTGAGAAGAAGACCTGTAAGCACGCACGCTACGTCAAGGAGACGTACGAGCTGTCTACGGTCCGATCTCGCAAGGGTAACTCTTACCCCACTCTCATCCATCGACGTAAGTCCTACAACACGCACGGCCGTCGCGATGAGCAAGAATCCATCAACCGCTGTATTTCAGCGCCCCAGACTGAGGATGAAGTCCTCACTCGATTCCTGGACACCGCGTTCCAGGTCACATTCGCACGCTAATCTACAACTCACGGAAAGAGGCCTACTATCATGGCAAACCCCCGACTCGAAAACATCATCCTCGAAAACACCCGCATTTTCTTCCGGAACTTCAGCGGTCAGCCTGACAAGTACAACCGTACGGGAGCTCGTACCTTCGCTTGCGAGGTTCCGCCGGAGTTCGCAGCACAGATGGAGGCTGACGGCATCAACGTCAAGTACTCCAAGGATGTTGATGGTAACCCGGACCCGGAGCGTCCTTACATCGCCGTTAAGGTTCGCTTCGACGTCAAGCCGCCCAAGATCTTCATGGTCGAGGATGGCGTCAAGACCCTGCTGTCTGAGGAGACCGTCGGTGTCCTGGATTCCGCGGATATTGTCCGAGCAGATCTGGTGATCACACCTGTCTTCTACGACGTGAACGGCAACACCGGGTTCTCGAACTACTTGAAGACCGCGTACATCACGATCGAGGCTGACGAGTTCGCATCTCGATACGCGGATATGGAGACTCGATGAAGTATGTCGTCTGGTACGACGTCTGGCTGAAGGGCGAGGAGAAGGACACAAGTCTTCCTTCTCGCCCAACGGTCTGGACTACTTTCGATACCGCGAAGGAAGCCCAGCAGCACGTCGCACGTCTTGCTAATCGTGCATTTCTGGATGGTCGAACCATCTCAATTACTATTTCCCCCGAGGAGTAACCATGGATGATATCCGATGGAATGCCCAAGTCTGTCATGGCAATGACGAAGACGGGTATACCGAAAGCGCGGTCACATTCGACACGCGCGATGAAGCTATCCAGTTTATCGGGGATTACCTCGAGGAGCTGGATACCGCTTGTGAAACGCAGGCGGCCAACAACGGCGTTATTCGCATCTGGAGTAGCGCTGCCAACCAACTGATTGAACTGTAGGAGGTTCACATGGCAATTATGAATCAGGTCAAGGAACTCGAGGACGGTACCGTTACCGTTCCGGTCTTCGGCCCGTCCACCGTCAGCAACCAGTTCCAACCCACACTCGCCGCACCTGATCTGGTCGGCTTCGAGGTCTCGTACCGTCGAGAGGCTGGTCAGGGGTCGGGTGGCGACTACCATCTGACGATCCTGATTGGCGATCGTCGAATCGAGACGACCGAGCCGAACGACGTCGTCTTCGCTACCTGGTACCCGCGTGGTGAAAAGGGCTGGGCTGAGGCTCTTGCCCATCAGGGTAACAACGACTCCGAGTCGGTTCTCAAGGTGCTCGGCAACCCCGATTACCTGCAGACCGCGAAGGAGGGCACGCCGGCCTACAACGAGCTCATGAAGGGCTTAAAGACTGACTCCCCGTCCGTTTCGCCCCGGGGATCGATGTGATCTGAATGGCTCTACATCTGCAAACCTGGGTCAAGAAGTCCACTGGAATCGATGTCGTGGAGGTCTCGCTTGAGGACTTCACTGATATTGTGGGGTGGGTTGGTCAGGGTGGCCGACTCACAATCCAGAAGTCGGGACAGACACTCGTCGAGGTCTACGTCAACGGTGAGACCGCCTCTGTGGGGCACCTCATCGTCAAGGATGGTGAGTCCTTCTACATCACCACCGAACCCCAACTCAAGGAATACTACTCCAAGAAGTAGTGGAAGGATCTGAAGAAACATGTCCGTTCGATACATTTTTCCCAATCATCCGTACGTCGGATACAGTCTGCACGACGTCGACTGGATCGCTGAGCACCTTGCACCGGGTTGGCATATCTCGGCCTTGTGGACGCGGTCCGGTAGTAAGGCCGTCGTCGAGCTCGTCAAGATCTACAACAATGAGGAGTGCTGGCATTTCTTCCACAACCCGGAGGAACAGTGGCTTATTCTCACTGAAGATGGCGTGCCGTTCGATTTCTTTGAATCGCAGACTGACATGGAGGTGGCTGCTCAAGAGCTCGCCAACTTTCGGAAGGTGTGTCCGAACAGCCTCTTCGGATCCAACTGTCTTCGCGACTGATATTCCTTGCCCCCTGGAGGTCCTTCGGGATCTTCAGGGGCTACTTGGGTTCTCTTTTTTCGAAGGAGTTATGATGGGTTGGACCACCCACTACAAGTACACAAACCTCCAGGCGCATCCCGATGGTCGGGTTCGTCTGACCGATTCCCTGCGTGAGGTCCCGTATCAGGACGTCAATGGAACGCGCTACATCAAATTTCGGTACCAGGGTCGCGTGAAGACCAAGACGGTTGCCTCGATTGTGTTCGAGACATTCCGTAAGCGGCGGGTTGGAGATGGTCTGTACGTATGCCATAAAAATGGGGACTGTACTGACAACTCGATCCAGAATCTCGTGCCCGGGGACCGAGCATATTCCAGGAAGTCATATGCACGGAGGGATGAGCAGATCCTCATCGACAATGAGGAGGAAATTAACGTATTCTTCGACAGATTGGTTGACTAATGGTCAAGTTACATCCACACCAAGAAGAAGCCTTAGAGCGCCTGAAAAGTGGCAAGGTGCTCGTTGGTGGTGTGGGATCGGGAAAGTCGCTTGTAGGCGCTTCCTGGGCCCTTAAACAGCCTAATTCCGGGGGTATTGTGGTGATCACTACAGCACGTAAGCGAGACAGCCTTGAATGGGCTGGGGAGTTTGCGATGGCAGGCTCCGGAATGGAAGGAATCACGGTTGATTCATGGAATAATATTGCTAAGTATTCTGATGTTCGCGATAGTGTGTTCATTTTTGATGAGCAGCGAGTAGTCGGAAGTGGCACGTGGGTCAAGGCATTTCTCAAGATCACGAAACACAACAAGTGGATCTTGTTGAGTGCTACCCCTGGAGATACATGGTTGGACTATATGCCCTTATTTCTCGCGAATGGGTTCTACAAGAACAAGACTGAATTCTACGAGGACCACGTTGTGTGGGATCGTTTCGCACGGTACCCACGCGTCAAGCGCTTTGTGGCAGTTCACCGACTCGAGAAGTTGCGGAGGAGAATACTGGTGGACATGCCGGTGGCAAGACATACCGTGAGGAATCGTATTTACGTTCCTGTCAGGTATCGTGTGACTGAGTATAACGAGATCATGAAGAAACGCTTCGATCCGTATAAGGGAGAGCCTATCGCTAGTGCGGGGGAGCTCTGCTATGTTTTGCGGAAGTGTGTGAATCAGGATCGAGATCGTCTAGAGGCAGTCCGCGGTATTCTGAAGAAGCGCTCGCGGATCATCGTGTTCTACAACTTCGACTACGAGTTGGAAGCTCTGCGTGAGTTGTCTGACACGTGTGTCGTGAAGGAGTGGAATGGACACAAGCACGAGCCGGTGCCGGATGGAGACCGGTGGGTGTACTTGGTGCAGTATGCATCGGGGGCTGAGGCGTGGAACTGTACTGTTACAGACACGGTTGTGTTCTACTCTCTGAACTACTCATGGAAGGTGATGGAGCAGAGTGAGGGGCGCATCGATCGGATGAACACTCCCTTCACAAATCTGTGGTATTACTTCCTCGAAAGTGAGTCTGCGATCGATCAGAGCATCAAAACAAGTCTCGCGAGGAAGAAGAAATTCAACGAAAAGGTGTTCGCAGACTCATTTTGGGGGTAATTGGAACATACTACAGGTGTGACAAAAAACTGTCACAAAACTGTCACAGAAGGGGTTTCTTTACCATTTCTTTACCTTTTAGGGCAATGTTGTGTACGACTTTTGGCCAAAGTGTGACAAAAAAGTGTCACACTGTGACAGTTTTGTGACAGTTTTGTCACAGGACTTTTCGTTGGAATTGCAAGGAAAAGTCGCTGTCTGTGACAGTTGTGACAGTTTTTTTCTAATTAAGTATAAGAAAAAAATTGTATTTTATAAAGGCTTGTGGACCCTAACTGTCACACAAAACTGTCACACCCAAGTTGAATGCCACTCCTCTGCAAATCTTCGGGGTCCGGGGAAGACTGTAGAGGTTCTATCCAGTTCGTGATAGATCGTAATATTGCCCGGACCAAACATTTTTCTAGACCGCTTTTAGGTGTAGTACGTTCCAGACGCTCGAAAACTTGGGCTATAATAGGAGAGAAAGGCAAAATACGCCATTTTCACACACTACACCCCAGACACCAGAAGGAGCAAACAGGTGTCATTAGTTTTGGAATCCAAGTACCAAGCTGAGCTCATCAAGAAGCTCAAGCGAATGTTCCCTGGGTGTATCGTTCTCAAGAACGACCCGAATTACATCCAAGGCTTCCCGGACCTCACCGTGATGTTCGAACGTCACTGGGCTGTCCTGGAAGTCAAGCGCTCCGCGAGCGCACCCCTGCGACCGAATCAGGAACACTACGTGGAGCAAGCCTCCCGGATGTCCTTCGGCGCAGTCATATACCCGGAGAACGAACAGGAGGTACTCCGTGCGCTTTCACGAGTATTCTTCTCTTAGTGGAACACACGCTATCTTGTCGGCTAGCAAGTACAGCTGGCTGAACTACGACTCTGAAAAGATGGCCGCAACGTTCCACACCGCTCAGGCAGCTGCTCTTGGCACAAGACTCCACGAGCTCGCTGCAGAGCATATTCGTCTGCGTATTCGAATGCCCCGAAACAACGCAACGTTCAACCGGTACGTCAATGACGCTATCGGATATTGCATGACCCCAGAGCAAGTTCTCTTCTACTCGATGAATGCGTACGGCACCGCCGATGCAATTCATTTCGATGACAAGAAACACTTCCTCAGGATCCACGATCTTAAGACAGGCTCTGGACGCGTTAAGATGGATCAGCTCATGATCTATCAAGCGTTCTTCTGTCTCGAATACCATATCTCGCCATTCGACATCGAGAGCGAGCTTCGCATCTATCAGAATGATGATGTGATGATCCTCAATCCCGAAGCAAGCGATATTCGCTCCATCATGGATCGAGTTGTGGAATTCGACCAACTCATCGAATCACTCAAGGAGGACAGCATTGGCTGAGGACCTCGCCCACTACGGTATTCTTCGTCGGTCTGGCCGGTATCCTTGGGGATCCGGTAAGGACAAGTACCAGCGCTCCGTATCCTTCCAGGGTATGGTAGCTGACCTCAAGAAGCAAGGCCTCTCGGAAACGGAGATCGCCAAGGCTTTCGACATGACCACTTCGCAACTCCGAGCGACCAAGTCCATGGCTGCCAATGAGCGCAAGGCTGAAGAGGTGGCTCGTTGTCTCAAGCTGAAGGAGAAGAACCTTTCGAATGTTGCGATCGGTAAGAAGCTCGGACTCCCCGAGTCCACCGTCCGTAACTACCTGAAGCCTAATGCGGATGCTCGACAAGACGCAGCCCGAACAACTGCAGACCTCGTTAAGAACGCGGTCGACAAGCATAAGTATGTTGATTTCGGCTCGGGTGTTGAATCTATCCTTGGAGTCAGCACCACCCAGCTCAACACGTCCATCGCTATGCTCGAGTCTGAAGGCTACCGTGTCGAGCACGCCCATATTCGGCAGGTCGGCACCAAGGAATCTACAAACATCAAGGTTCTGGTCGCTCCTGAGGTTACTCGTCGAGAGCTCATGGAACACCTCGGGGATATTCACACTCTCGGGGTCGCGGTCAAGCCCGATGGTACGAAGCTTGGTATTCAGAAGCCTGTATCATTGGATTCGTCTCGTCTGAAGGTTCGATACGCTGAAGACGGAGGTACGTCTATGGACGGTACCATCCAAATCCGTCGAGGATGTAAGGACCTAAACCTTGGCGAAGCTAGTTATGCTCAGGTTCGAATCCCGGTGGATGGAACTCATTACTTGAAGGGTATGGCTCACTACAGTGATAACATGCCTCCCGGTGTCGATGTTATATTCAACACCAACAAGACTCGAGACACCCCGAAGATGGATACCCTCAAGAAGCTGAAGGATGATCCGGACAACCCTTTCGGTGCGGTCATCAAGCGTCAGGCATTTTACAATGATGGCGGAAAGGACAAACTCTCTCCACTCAACATTGTGAATGAGGAAGGAAACTGGAAGGATTGGAGCAAGACTCTTTCTTCCCAGTTCCTGTCCAAGCAGTCCACTCACATGGCCAAGCAGCAGCTTGACAAGGCAGCCCAGAAGCGTCATGACGAGTTCATGGATATCATGAAGCTCGACAATCCGGCGGTTCGGAAGCGACTCCTTACCGATTTCGCGGATGGATGTGATGCTGATTCAGTAAATCTGAAAGCGGCATCGCTACCCCGCCAGTCGTCCAAGGTTATTCTTCCGGTGCCTTCGCTGAAGCCCACCGAGATCTATGCCCCGGACTACCGTGACGGTGAGACCGTGTGTCTCGTTCGATATCCTCATGGAGGTACGTTCGAGATCCCCACTGTGACTGTTAACAACAAGCACCCGGGCGGTCAAGCAGTTCTCGGTAAGCACCCCAAGGATGCCATCGGTATCCACCCCAAGGTTGCGGAACGTCTTTCCGGAGCTGACTTCGATGGCGATACAGTAGTTGTTATCCCCGTCAACAGTCAGGTGAAGGTGAAGACATCCCCGCCGCTTAAGGGACTCCAAGGCTTTGATCCCAAGGCTGCATATCCTGGTTACCCAGGTATGAAGAAGATGGGTGAGAAGGAGAAGGGTCGCCATATGGGAGTGGTGTCGAATCTTATTACGGACATGACTCTCGGCGGTGCGAGCGCTGAGGAACTTGCCCGTGCAGTTCGGCACTCTATGGTGGTTATCGATGCCCCCAAGCATGGTCTCGACTGGAAGACTTCTGAAGAGGACAACGATATTCGTGGTCTTAAGAAGAAGTACCAGGGTGGTCGTGGCGCAGCAACTCTTATTTCCAGAGCCCGTGGCCCTGTGTATGTGGATGAGATCCGCCTACGCAAGGCTTCGGAAGGTGGTCCGATCGACCCCGCTACTGGAAAGAAAGTGTACGTCAAGACTGGCCGCCAGTACCTCGACAAGAAGACGGGTCAGATTGTCAAGGCCCAGACCAAGACCGAGAGACTCAAGATTACGGAAGACGCACGAGATCTCATTTCCGATGGTAACCGCCCCATGGAAAGAATCTATGCGGATTATTCGAATGACATGAAGTCCCTGGGTAACCGAGCTCGACGGGAACTTATTTCTACAAAGATCCCCAGGAAGAACCCCGAGGCTGCTAAGAAGTATGCCACTGAGGTTGAGGAACTCAAGTCGGCTATTAAGCTGGCTTCCATGAATGCCCCTCGTGAAAGGCAGGCCCAGATCATTGCTAATGCGGTGATTAAGGCCAAGACCGCTGACAGAGAAGTGTCTTCTGAAGAATATAAAAAGATCTCCAGACAGGCCATCTCAGCAGCCCGCCTCAGAACAGGGGCCTCTAGGAAAGAGTCCCTCATAGAGCTCACAGACCGCCAATGGGAGGCCATTCAGGCAGGCGCCCTATCAGCCTCTGCTATGGAGGCCGTGGTGCGCTACAGCGACATGGAGAAGCTCTCAGAAAGGGCCATCCCCAAGGCTAAGGCCCCTGTGTCTGCTAGTGTAGCTAGTAGGGCTAAGGCCATGGCCCGTAATGGGGGCACTACTAGTGAGATAGCTGACGCCCTAGGCATCAGTACTAGCACAGTACTAGAGCTAGTGAGGTGAGGTGTCATGGCTCTCTACTTGACAACGACTGACAATCCGTTCAGTCCTGTTGACGACTACGAACAGTGGTCAAGGTTCGATCGTGATCATGGTTACAACACTGATGCGTTAGTGGCAAGAATCGCTGGTCCAATTGACTTCGACCTACCTGAATCCGTAGTCAACGATGCGTTCGATGACGCTATTCGATGGATCGTGGAGTGGAATCCGACAGGAAACTACAAAATGATAAGCGATTAGCGACACCGGGGGG